CTCAATTATATAATTTTGCGTATCTTTCAAAAACTTCTTAATATAATTTAAATTTTAGTTCCAAACTCTTAAATTTTCCAGTGCTTTTGGTGATTTCTTGTTGTGTTTTCTTGGCCAGATAGTGTTATTATCTTCTTCTGGACGCCAATCTGTTGGTACAAATGGCACAGGACCAAGATATGGCATAGCATGTTCAAGAATAACTTTGTGATCCATTGCTTCAGGTTCTGTGTAACCCTTGCGTGGATTTTGAATAGCCCACATCATTGTGCCTAATAGATTTGCAACAACTTGTAGTGATGTAGCATTTTCACCAGGAATCAAACGGCGTGCTTCTTTAATGTCCAATTGAGAACCATGCCAGTAAGACTTACCAGATTTAGTAATCAATAGAACACCTAGTTCATCCATACCGGCAATGATTTCGTCTTTGACAATACGTTCTTTGGTTTGTTTGTCCAATTCACGACCACGCAATTCGTGGATAGATGCTAGTGTACCATCAGTTGGTTGATAGCAATAGTAAACTGAAGGACGGAACTTACCATCAGCAGTCTCAAAGTATTGAGAAATGGTCACAGCCTCAGAGTGTTGAACCAAGAAACCATTGTATGGACCACCATTTGGAACCCAAGACTTAACTAGAACAGTAAGACCTGGTTGGTGTAAGAATGCGGCAGGTCCTTGAATTGTACCATTCTCAAGTTCTTTTGGTTCATGTGTACCATAACCCATTTCAGACGGTGCACGACCCTCGGCCCATAGGCCCTCAACAGACCATGTATTGACGAATTCATCTTTCATCTTTGGTTTGTCAATGATTTGTGTGTCACGTTCTGCAACATGGACAACTTCAACACCTAGTTTTTTCATTAGTTGTGCCCAACCTTCTTTATCGGTTGGTTCTTCAACTTTACGACCAGTGTTTTCAGCAATCTTCAATAGTGCAGACTTGGTTAAGTGTGTAACCAAACCTGGATTTGCACCAGAGGTTGCACAGATAGTTGGGCCATTTGGATATTTTGCACCAATCTCACGCATATGGTTGTGAGTATGGAACAATGTGCGTTCTTCCATCTTTGGAATCTTTTCGTCTTGCATATCACCCCAACGTTCATGTGAGGTATTGATATACATTACATCATTCTGCAAGCACCATTCAATGATGGCGTGTGCGGCAATGTTCAAAGATACGTCAATGATAAAAGAACCAGGTTCTGTATACTGTTTTAGTGTAGATTCCAAGTTATTCTTTAGAATCTCTTTCTTAACATACTTGACACCATTACCACCATTACGTTTACGGAAAAGAGCACCGTGATTGTCTTTCTCGATAACGGTAACTTTCTTTGGATCGTTTGTGATGTGCTTCAAAACCAATGGCAAAATGGCTTGACCTACACTACCAAAACCAATAATGAGTATTTTTTTATCAAAATTTGCATGGTTTTTGTCTTTTTTTGGTTTTACCGATTCATTTATCGTATTTTGTTCCAAAAATGGTTTAAATTTCTTTAAGTTCGCCATTTATTTTCTCCGCACATTTTGTTAAGTGTCTTTTTATATTTGCGATATTGGTTGTTTTATGACAATGTATACAAGAAACCATTAAATGAAACGGATGAGATCCGGAGTTTTTTTGTTTAGAAATAGCTCTAGAATTCATTTCTTTTTGAAACCCAATGTTGGTAAAATTGTCTTTACCATTCATTTTTCTTTTTCTTACGGTTTCTTTCTGTTTTTCACTGTCCAGAAATGGATGTGTTCCAGAATTTATCAGTTTTTTGGCACCACGTATACCCAATTCTCTTTGTTTCTCAGTATTTAGGAAGTTATGTGTACCATCCGATAACCGTCTTTTGTGTGTTTTTGAAACACTTTTACTCAAAACTTCTCGCACAGCTTCTTCATGACCTATGATACCAGACAAACCTCGATAGGCAACTTCATCTTGCCAATGGCCATATTGTTCAAAAAGTATACGATGTGCTTCTGCATGTTCTTCGACAGTCAATTCTATCAAATTGGATGGATCATCGGTTCCACCCATATGTTTTGGTATAATATGATGTTTGTGTGTCAATGCCACGGTAAACTCCGGATAATTGTCATTACCCGGTATTTATGTTTAACCTAAGTCAGCGGTGGTTGTTGCAGCACTTTTTGGTGGACGGCCACGACCACGTGGTTGTTCCGGTGGTTGAACCTCTTGTGCAGGTGGTGTAACTTCTGTATCAGAAATGAACCGTGGATATGGTTCTTTATCGACCTTTGGTAGGTTTTTGATGCGTGCTGCAATATCTTCTTCTGATACGGTTTGCAACACAAATTGTTGGAACATTGCGTAAGAATCTTTGACCTTCATTGCAGTCTTACCACCAACAGCGGCAGAGTCAGCAAAGAATAAGTGGCAACCACCGCTACGGAGTGGTGCAATTTCAATAACTGATTCAAGGTTGACAATGACCTTGCAGTTTTTTTCTTCAGATTCAACTTCCACGAAAAGTGACATTATATTCTCCTAATAATTAATATGAATTGATATTTAGTCGTTACCGTTCTTGCCACCAATCATAACACGTTCAACACCAGATGCATGAATCTCGGCGTTAATCATACGTTGCTTGAATCGTGAACGTTCTTCGGCGGTTTCAAACTTCATCAAGGCCAACATGGTCTTGAGTTGCTTGGACATTTTGTAGTTTGCTGTGCGTTTCATAAGTTCCTCAGGTTAATATTTGATAAAAAAGATATAGTATGTTGACAATACAATCATCGTGAATGCAAAAAACATACCGGTTTGCCATAGAAGGTCTTGCATTTCTTCCTTGTAATACTTCATTTCAAGTTCAACCATGTCTCGCTGTGCAAGAATCATTGGTTGACATTCGGATTCACCACCAAGCATCATGATGGTCTTTTCGTGTTCAGCCAATCGTTCTTTAGCCGACCAATAGTGAAAGATAGAAAGCATTATAGAAAACCCTGTTCGTTTTGTGGTGGTGATTTTGGTTCCGCATCCGATTGACGATACTCATAGATTGGTTTATCAGGTACGGTGTAAGGGAATGTTACAGGAACTCTTGAGTCTCGGCTAGTATAGTAAGACTTGAATGGATTACCATCTTCATCTTTATACCATTCCCAAAAGACTTTACCATCAATATTATATGCTTCACCATCTTTACCATCTTTGAATACGGAAGACAATCTTTTATTTTGATAGTGTGGTGTGCCATCGCCATAATCAGATACATTCGTCCACTCATCATCTTCACCGGTCAACGGTGTCAATGGTTTGAATGACATCAACTTGGTTAGAATTTGAATTGCATATGGTGCAGAGAAACCAGAATGGCCTTCATCAGAAAACTCTTTAATCATATGCAAAATATGCTTACGCATCATTGCATTATATTCATCTTCTTCAGTTAAACCAATAAGGTCCAATTCACTTTTAGCATAAGATAATAAACTCAATTGTATTCTCCGTTTTCATTTTTCAAAGCCGGTTTACGGCGCAACATGCTACCAAGCTTGAACAACCATGTCCAATGCCACATATGGTGAAATCCAATGAACACCCGCAGATATGGAACCATTAGACCAATTGATATACTGTCTGGTGCAATGTTAGCCTCAATATTAAATGCAAAATGTTCCAGTGTCCAAATGTGAAATATCAACCAATGCAATGACCAACCATTAGCATTATACTCATCGCCTTTCTGGTAATCAAAGCGTGGCACCAATGGACATGCATCATTGCACCATAGTTTGTGTAATGGGTAATTTTCCCACCAATACTTTTCTCGATATGCAACTTTACTCATAACGACTTCCTTTTTGTCCTGGTTCATTACTATTTGTACATTCCAATGTGTGGTCTGTTGCCTTGGGGCATCGTTTATTACCACAATTAGGACACACAATAAAGATAGACATGGTTAGTGGCCAACCATTCTTGTCCTTCTTTTTGTGCATACAATTATAACAACCACAATCGGGTTTGTCAACCTCACTCATCATATAATCCTGATTGTTCAAATCGTTGTTCTTGAATTGTTTTCTCACCCATTGACTTACGAGGATTCATACACAATACACATTTTGGATCACCACAATTTGCAACATGGTGCTTGGCCAATCGGTGGGGTTCTCGAATAACCTTGTCATTGAATTGGTGCCCTAGAACCTCTTTAGCAATCTTAACTTGTTTCTTGATTGCAGATTCTTCCTTATGGAGGCGTTTGCTGTGTTTGATTTTGTCTTGCTCGTTGCTCATTCAAGTACCTCTCATATAAAAACAAATTTAAATAGTATTTGAACCGAATTGGTTCTTGCTCTGGATTAGGTAGTCTGTCACCAAACTCAGCAATTAGTTCTTGACCAAGTTGTTCTAAATCCATTTTAATCCCACAATCTTAAATAAACATAAATATATGTATGATTATACACACTATCTATAAATCTGTCAATATCAAAACTGGTAAAGTTTATATCGGTTTTGATTCTAAATGGCCCAACAGGGTCAAAGTACATAAATCTGCCTCAAAAAAACAAGATTGTAAATTCTACCGAGCCATCCGAAAATACGGATGGGATAATTTTGAATGGTCTGTGTTATATCAATCAAAAGATAAACAACACACACTTAAAGAAATGGAATCACATTTTATCAATGAATACGATTCTTTTCATAATGGTTACAATTCAACTTTAGGTGGTGATGGTACCTTTGGATTAGTTTTATCGCAAGAAACAAGAAAAAGAATAAGTGAAGGTAACAAAATTTCAAAACCACATACACCAGAACACAGTAAAAAAATTGGCGATGCTCTTCGTGGTAAAAAGAAACAACCTCATGGTGAAGATACTAAACGAAAAATATCAGAATCAACTAAAGGTGTTCCTAAACCAATGTCTGAACAACACAAAATGAATCTAAAATGTCATCAAAATAATTCACTTAAAGTTTTTTGTCCACATTGTAATAAAGAAGGACAACTTACAAATATGAAAAGATGGCATTTTGATAATTGCAAATCAATCCCAAAGTGAGCTGTAGTACTTTCCAAATAACCTCAAACCATTGTTGATACGGTCTTGGTGTTTTTTACGGTTTTCCCAATCTACCTCATATGTATGATTTGGGCCATGACGCATTTCACTAAATTTTGATTCACCTTTAGGCACTTCATTACCTTTTGCA